TATGCTATTGCTTTAAGCTTACCAGCAAGGGATAGTTTTGTGTAGCCTTTATTGTTAACAAGATACTCGGCAGCCCATGTTTTCCCTGAACCCATTGGCCCTACAAAGGCTATCCGATTACCTTTAACTGTCTTTGACAGTCTCGGCAGAGGTATCAATGTTATATTCTCCTTCAACCATATCTAACAGGTAATCATACCAAGCCTCGCACTTTTTAGCGGAGTCAAACTTCGAATGCGCTTCGAATGCTGCCTGTAATCGTGGTAAGTCCTCAATTTTATTGACTCCGACCCCAAACTTACGACCAGCTTCCATAAAACGCTCGATAACAAATACGCTCAATCTACTGGCTCCCACTCTGCTATTCTATAGTCAATGATTTCTTTAATAGATATAGGTACGATTTCTTTATTTTTATTCCTAATATAGATTCTCTTGTGCCTCGCAAACTTTAGTACTATAGCACATGAATGACAAGGATAAACATCTTCTCCTAATAGCTCTTCTCCGTGGTCATAGCCTACTAGAATAAATTTACCATCCTCTGGTCCTATGTTTGAATCTACAATAGATATTACAGCAGCAGTTTCAGCATGAATTTCCCCGCCAATCTCCACACTACCACCATGTTTTGTATTAACTCTATCTCTTATACAGATGTTACCGTCACAGCAAGGACTAATCCTACTGTTATGCTCTGATACAAACCATTGGTGACTTGAATCTGTACCTACGGCAAATACTGCACCATACTGTCGTCTAGAACATGGGGATTCATTAGCTTCTTCCTCAGCTATTTTGAAGTAAGGCTCTAGTTGCTTAGCTATTGGTATTTGATATGTCATATACCACACCCATTCCAAGCTTCAATGTATTTGTGACGTTCCTCCCAAGTCTTTGGCTTAGGTGTGTATCTACGTTCTTTGTATACTTGTGTCTTATTGCATTGAGGACAATAAATTTCAGTTATGTAGTACCAATACTTCATTGAATCACCTTTAATGCTGCACGTTGCGCCATTAGGTTATCTTCTAACTCTCTGTCATCACAGACAGCACCTTTGAATTCACACCATCCACATATTTGCTGGTGATATACTCTGTAAGTTATACCTTGACGGTTCATTGCGAGAGCATCGTGTAGCATTTTCTTTAGCTCATCAATGTCTCTCTGTGTTCTGTGTGTCTCTATCAGTTTACCTGAGCGTAAATGATGCCAGATTAACTTTTCTGGTAGCTCCCCGTACATTGATTGACAAGCCCATGCATAGCAAGTAAGCTGTAAATCATGGTCTAGGAACCACTCATCAGGTTCTTTTCCACCTGACTTATAATCTATGATGATGTATCTTCCCTCTTCGGTTCGTTCGACTTTATCGATTTTTCCGACGACAGCAATTTCATCTTCAAAAGGTAAGCGGAATTCTTTTTCGATGTCGAATGGAGTAGATGAAATCTCACCCGATTGGATACCATAGTCATACCTCTCTAACATTTCTACACCCTCAGCCTCATGCTTGCGCATCTTAGGCCAAGTAACGAACACTTCATCATCTTCAACTATGCGTCTGAATTCTGTTAGGAATTTTTCTACTGCAAATTTAAGGTCCCACTTTTCCCTCTTGTGTGCTATCTCTAACGCTAAGTGAAGAGCATTACCTAATGCTAGGAATTCCGTGGGTTTAGAACGCATCCCTGCTTCGTATCTTAGGAATGCTTGATAGGGACACGCAAATGAATGTATGTATGAATAACTTATGTGTTTAAGCTGCTTAATAACAAATCAACCTTTCTAAAAATCCTCAAACTTTTCTCCCAAAAAATTTTAGATTATTCAAATTCCAGTATTGTTTCTCTTACAAGTACATGGGTATTCTATTTTAATAGATGCTTCACCAGTGATTACTTTGCAGCCCCCACTTTCTTTATGCATTATCTTACGGTGTCCACAAACATGGCAACGATTCTTTAGGCTTCGATACTCTGTCTTATGCATTTGTTGCCATCATTCCTAGGACAAAGGCAATGATGTTAACTACTATGGCTGATAGTACCCAAAAGGACCACGATACAGGAGTACCTAAGATGATTACTCCGACCATTAATACTATTGTTACTAGGTTATAGGTGACAATAAACGATTCGATAGCGCCTCTAGACATGTAATTCAATCTCCGTTCCTGCGTTACCATTATCTAGTGGACGAATTAAAACAGTCCTTAAAACCTTCTGTCCCCTATGCACAATTGCATGGGTAAATGGTAGCGCGTTACTAAATGGGTTAGTCAGCTTCCAGCGGAGAGTTAACCCATTGTTGGTATGAATGAGTGTAGTAATCTCACCAGCAGGATAGACTTCTCCATCTGCATTAACAAGAGTTAGGCTAGAATCTGCGTACTGATTGATGTTCATTACCTTTTCTCCATTTCCAATTCCATTGACTTGGCTGTAATCTTACGGCTCTCAAATGCCGCAACTCTTTCTAGTCGGTCAATCGTAGGGTCAATGATAAGGGTTCGTAGCTTCTTTAACTCCGGCCAATCCTTTCCATATATCTCCATGAATGAGATTTCATTGTGAAGCTCACTCAATCGTATGATTATGGCTGTCACCTTCTGGTAGTTATCCCAAAGGTGCTCTCCGTCCTCATCAATATTTATCTCACTAATTAGTCCCTCTACTTCCATCTGGAAGATAGCCAATTGGCTGGCTTGCGATTCTGTCACGCTGTTCCTTCTTAAACTCACGTTCGATACTCTTATCGACTTTCTCTATTAGCTTCTTGCTATAGGGTAATTCATTGTGGATATCCTGCCGTAGCTTGTTGAATACAGCATAGACATCAGGCTCTCGATAGTCAGGGTGTGCCTTCTCTGCCTTAGTCTTGTTAGCATCAAGAATCAATAAAATCTTGGCTGTGCTAAGGAATTCATCCCATGCCTCTTCGCAAATCTTGTTCTTAGGCTTGTAAAAAGGACTGTTCCAATCCATAGTCGTCTCCTACGCCTTGTCTTATATAGCTTGCCTTGTCCGCCTTGTCCCCTCACTTTTCCTTCTCTATTACTATACAATAACAAGGCATTTAAGGTCAATAGGTTTTATTGGTAGGAGACAACTATTTTTCAGTCTGCCTTGTCCTCTGCCTGTAACGCGGCAAAGAGTACATCTAATGCATCGTACTCATGGTTCTTTTGAACCTCGTGGATAATGCGCTCCAATATCCTTTCATGTTTAATTAATTCTTCATGACGTTCTTGTGTAATGATTGCCATTGTGTCTAATTTATGATTGCCCCCCTGAATTGGGAACGTTTTAGGCATGTTAGGTGGGTCTACATGAAGTAGAGCATTCTTATTGAAATCAACTGAGCGTTGATTAATGAGAATCCAAGCATCAATTATCCACGATGGCATCTTTCTATTCTTATTCTCTGTTACATAATTCTTACTGATAGCGTCTACACGCATACCAGTTATGTGACCTATACGTCCTGTAGATGAAGCGATATTTCGAAAGCTCGGGTCTGCCCCGTCAGCTTGGAGCATACGCTTTGCAATTCCGCGTTCAGAGTCTTTAGCTCTTCTACGTAATCGTTTGGCCTCAGTAGTACCTCCATTCTTATTGTTACTAGTACTTGGGGCTGTTTCCACGATTGTTCCGGCCACTCTGCATCCGGCATAACAGGTGCCAGCCCATTTAAGATAGGCTTTTCCACATTTCTCACACTTAAACTTATATTCTCTTTTACTTTGTACCATACAATGACTTACCTTTCTCCCATTCTAGCAGAGGTAAGTCAAACTCTCTAATGTAGTCCTTAAAATCTGAATTCTTTGCAGATAATACGGGATGTTCACTTATGGCTGCTGCTAATTCAAGATAGATGACAAACCAAAGCCATTTATCTTCTCGATAGTGATAAAACGTTGCCACATTCATTCAACTCCCTCTAAAATATTTATCAATTATCTTCTCCTAATCTCTGGATTCTTAAACTTTACAAAGGTAGGATACCAATCAAGTAATACGATTCCATTCCTACCATTGCGGTGCTTCTTTACTATTATTTCTGCTGCCTCAGGGCCATCATTGCCACTAATAGCATAGTAATTGTCACGATAAAGAAAAATAACAACGTCAGCACTCTGCTCAATTTCTCCTGAGCTTCGTAGGTCAGTTAATTCTGGCCTACGATTTTTTTGCTTACCTTCTGTTCTCTGTTCATTGGCTCTCGATAGCTGTGACAGAAGTACCACAGGAGCCTCTAATTCCTTCCCTAACGCACGTAATTCCTTACAGATATCTCCAAGGGCATCAACAGTTTGTTTACCATTCTGTCTAATCAAATGGAGGTAGTCTACAATGATTAATCCTAGCTCTCCCCACTCATATTTCTTTTGCCTAGCTACTGAGGTTATGTAAGAGGTTGGTATGTCAGCCCTGTCATCAATATGAATATTATTCATGATAGGCTTCAACTTTACATCAGCATCAGTAATCTTCTGTGTATCAACGAAAGAATTAACGAACGCTCCGTTACGAATCTCTTCTAGATTTACTTCTGCTTCCGCTGCTATCATGCGTTCAAATATCTGCTCGCGTGACTGTTCAATGGAGAAGAAAAGAACGGGTTTAGCAGCAGCAACATTACGTGCTATATTGATAGCAAATGCAGTCTTACCCATGCCCGGTCTAGCAGCTATGATTATCAAGCCTTCTAGTTTGTGCAGCATTAAGTCCAAGTCTAAAAAGCCTGATTTAATACCATCAGGCTCATCAATTCTGACAAACAGGTTCTCTGCAAACTCCTTAAAGGATGCAGAAGTTGAGTCAATCTTATTATCTAACACTCGTTGCTGTAGGAAACGTGCAAACATTCCCTCTAATTCTTGGATAGCTTCATCAGCATCAGTGTTAGGGGTATAGCATATGGCAGAGATATCTCTACCTAAATCTATTCCAGCCCGCAGCTTTGATTTACCTTTAATTGTCTCTGCATAGAACAGAACGTTCGATAGGTTCGGAAGTATCTTATCCGAATCCTGTACTAGTTCTTTGAAATACGTCTGAGCTTCCTCATTACCTGAGAGCTTATCTTCAACAGTCAATGAATCAAGATTATCTGGTTCTATCTTGGAGATTATGCCATATATTTCTTTGTGTACTGCCTTGTAAAAATCATTAGGTTCTAATACATGTGATACCTTGGGTAATAACATTGGGTCAGACAGGACCCCAACAATTACTGCCTTTTCAAAGTCGTCACTAAAGGGCACTAGGTTCAAATAAATCTCCTAATATATTATCTATTACATGATTTACCACGTCATGTGTTGAGGCATATCTTTTAACTTCAAACCCACATGAGCACCAAACATCTAGATGGTCGCCAAACTCACACTCACCAACCGTAATCATGTATATACTATGCTCTTGTAGAAATTTTAGTTTAGCTGCCTCTAGTGGCGTTGGTTCTTTTCTTTTTACCATTTAATTTCTTCTCTAACTCTTCATTTCGCTTGCGCGTTTCTTCAATTGCAGCCTTCAATTCCTGTAGATACTCAACTTCCTCTTCCTCTGCTAGTTGTGCTTCCTTCCATTTATTGGCAGCCACTTTAACAACATAGTTTAGAGGGTCATCTTTAATCTGGACCTGTGACGTAGCAATAATCGATTCGAACATCGCCCAATCACCGTACATATTTAATGCCTTGTAGAAGCGAGCATTATTAGAAACGGGAAGAGCAAGGAGAGCCTTGTAAAAGACTAACCAATGCTTCTTCCCGTATCTCTGCAAATCTAAACGCCAGCTAGATAAAGACTTCTCTTCATCTTGCTCTGTCATTTAGAATCCTTATGCTATTCCTCTGATTGCATTAAGCTCTTCGATTGTAGCTCCCCTTAGCATAGCTTCAACCTCTTCAATTGAAGATGGCTCTGCTAATAGGTCCAAATCAAATCTCTTCTGCTCTTCACCAGTTTCCTTGTCTAATAGAGCATCCGGTTCTAATTCACTTGGAGCCTGTGGAGTTGCTGCAATCTTTCTTTCTCTACCTGTTCCCTGAGTCAAGAATACGATATCGTAATCTGTTATCTCATTGTCAGGATAATCTTCCTTCTGTAGCTTTTCTACACCAGAAAGAGTGGTAGCAAATAGCTGAGGTCCGCTCTC